TGGGATGAGGTTACTGTAGAACAATTTGTAAAAATATTCTCAATAAACAGAGAAGGTCTCCCCCTCTATCAAATAGCAACACAAACTATTAATTGTTTCACAGACATTAGCGTGGAACATTTAGAGTTGATGGACTATAATGATTATTTAAAGATTAATGAAATATTAAAATTCACAGAAGTAGATGTTGTTCCAGTAACAGTTGAATATGTTGAATTGGATGGTATTAAATATTATTTGAAAACAGATTTTTCCCAACTTACGATGGGGGAAGTAATAAGTATTGAAACACTTATAGGTTCATCAGAGAACTTCATTAAAGTAATTGATAAGTTGTTATGTATCTTTTTAAGGAAGAAAAAAGATAACGGTAAGTTGGAAGTATTTAAAAGTGAGATGATGGGTAGAAACGAGATGTTTAAAAAACTACCAATCTCACAAGTGTTAAATATTTTTAATTTTTTTTTAGATGGCGTAACTTCATAACGGGACAATACGAGGGACTTTTTGGTAAGAAGAAAACAACACCAAAAAAGAAGAAAGGTAAGTTTGATGAGTTGCGCGATACGGAGATAGATAATAAATTCAAGTGGTTAGAAACCGTTCATTTTTTATTAAAGGAATTGAATACCACGGATCAGGAAATATATAAGAAGAATTACATTAGTTGTTTAAATTGGATGTCTTACTTCTACACAAAAAATAAAATAGAACAAAACAAAAACGGGAGCATATAAAATGAGCACGACAAATATTATATCATTAAACCAAATAGTAGATTTATTTCAGAGTTTTTCTGAGAGACATTACTTCTTAAATGATTTTGGTTTCGGACAAACATCAGAAATTGGGACATCAAGACAAATGGACTTCCCATATATGTGGGTTACACTAAACGATGATAGTTTAATTAACCCCCAAAATAGAACGGCAATACCTGAATTATCATTTAGTGTATTATTTATGGATAAAACAAATATTCAAAGTAATTATTTGGATATTAATGGGGTGAATAGTGATAACGTTCAAGAGGTATTAAGTGATATGCTACAAGTATTACAAGATTTCGTAACTGAAGTTCAGGTTGAATGGGGGAATTATGGTATTATATTTCAAGATACTATTAGTTGTTATCCTGGTATAGATGAAACACAAGATAAAGTTAATGGTTGGGTAGGACAATTTAGTTTTAAATTGAAACATTCTAACTGTATTTTACCAACGGGTGATATAGTTCAAACTAATTTATCCCCAATTAACCCTATGACGAGATATTTAACTTGTGATACACTTGAAAGTTGTGTGGTAATACAAGATATTCAAAATGAATTGGCCTCACTTACAGGAACAACAAGTGGATTAACTTGTGAAACATTAAGTGGGTGTAGTATTATTCAAGATATTCAAAATGAATTAGCTTCACTTACAGGGATAACAAGTGGTTTAACTTGTGAAACATTAAGTGGATGTAGTATTATTCAAGATATACAAACAGAGTTATCAAATTTTACAGATGTTTATGTAACTGGGGGAACTTATAATAATGGGACATCAATATTTAAAAATAATACAGGTGGAACATTTAATGTAAGTGGATATTACACGGGGGGAACAGATACTTTCGTAACTGGTTATACTTATAATAATAACACATTTAGAATATACGATAATTCAGGTTCAACTTTTGATGCTACAATTAATACTATGACGGGATTAACCGTTAATGGGAATTTTTCTGCAACCACAATATATGGTGATGGTTCTAATATTACTGGGTTACCCACTTCTGGTGGGTTATATGCTCAAACAGGTGATGGTCTTACCATTACCGCTACAACTATTGAAACAACATTAATTGGTGGTGGAATTGGAACATTAACAATACCAGCTAATACATTTATTCCTGGCGATAGTTATCATTTAAATATCTCAGGAGCTATGACGGGTGATACCGCTATTGGAAATGTGAATATAAGATTAAAATTGAAATTTGGAACAACAGTAATAGTAAGTCGTCTATTCCAGGTTAGTCCTAGTTTAAATAATGGTTGGTGGGCTTTAGATTTAAATATGACTGTTAGAAGTATTGGATTACCAACAATCGCATCAATCTCAACTAATGGATTTTTTGATGCTGGAAATATAACAGATGGATATGCACCTACCGATATGACTGATATCTCACTTCGTAATATTAATAATACAACTTTTGATACAACAATATCAAATACTTTTAATATTACCGCTGAATGGATAACACCCACAGTTGGGGTAACAAAAAAAATATATTCAACTAATTTTGTATTAACTAAAACATATTAATAATGAATAAGAATTTAATATCTAAACAAAAATTAAAGGACTTCGGTAAGGATTATGTTAAAATTCTATGGAGGGAATTAAAGAGGGAGGGTAAAAGTGCCACAGGTGCTCTATTGAACTCTTTAGATTATAGAATTGTTGAAGATGCCAAAGCAATCAGAATTGAGATATTAGCAAACGATTATTTAACTTGGGTAGATAAGGGTAGAAAACCTGGTAAATACCCACCGATCAAGGCTATATCCAATTGGGCTAAAGTAAAAGGTATATCACAAGATGCGGTATTCCCCATTGCTCGTAAGATATTTAAGTTCGGGATTAAACCAACAAATGTTATTCAACGAGTGGTAAAGGAATTTGAAACCTCATCTACGTTAAAAAAGAAATATGAAGATGAAGTGGTAAATACCATAATTAAAAGTATAAATGATAAAAATAAAAAACAATAATGGCATATTCAGCAATCACACAACCTTATAATTATATGTCGGCATATTCTGCCGTACCAGTTAAAGTATTCTCAACATCATATAACACAAGTGAGCAATTTAAATATATTGTGAATATATGTTGGGATGGAATATCAATAACGGCTAACACATCATATTCTATATTTAATAGTTTATTCACAAAACTAACCTCATCAACACCACATAACTTTGAGAATGGGGATAAGGTATTTGTTGATGATAATCCCAATTCAGATGTATTCACAGGATATTATAATATAAGAAAAATCATTTCAACAACAGAATTTGTAATTGATTTGGAACCAACATCACCATTTGGGGCAAATCCATTTAATGTATATAAAGTAATAAAATATAAGTTATCCCCTGATTTGGATGGATACGGTAAATTGGATTTATCTAATACATTAAAGGATTTTGTATCACAAAATTTAACGGGTCAGACCTCATCTTATGGACTATCTTATGATGGGGTGGATACAAGGTTTGATTATAATATTATATGTGGTTCAGAAGAGAAATATATATTACCATTTGAGGATAATATCTTTTTAACTGGTAATACAGGATTTTATAATTCATCAATAACTGGTATGACGGGAATACCTTTTGAGATTGGGGATGCCATTTTAATACAACAAGAATTATATGGTTGGTCTTATATTGATAATGTATTTGATGGGGGTAATGTAGGATATACAGGAGCAACTACAGTTCCATTTACAATAGGACAACAAGTAACGGTAACGGGACAAATAACTTATCCCTCATATAATGGACTTACAACGATGTTGGATACAGGTTCCACAACTAATATACTTATTACTGAAAAGAGTTGGGTAGGAGCAACTTCCGTTCAAGGTGGTGTAATATATGGAACACCAAGACCTGAATATAATACTGTAGGAATTATAGTGGATATTTATATTGACCCCACTTATGGTTTAGTTATATTAACTAACTTACCTTGGGGCGGATCAAGTCCTACATTACCAGGAACAATTAGATATGCGAGTGATATATTAACAACACAATCTAATATATTAACTATTAGTGGATTGTCTGTATATAACTCATATCAAAATAGAATTGATTATTCTATAACAGGATTTGACCCTTATGTTATTCAAGATAGAGCAGCTAACCTTAACAATATATCAACAATATTAAATTCAGATAACCAATATAGAATTGAACCATCAACGATAGGATTTTTATTAACACATTTAGAAGATACAAATAATGTTGTTGGAATGGGATATCAATTTTATAATAGTTCAAATACATTATTGGGAAATTTATTGATAACAGGTTTAACAAGTGAGGATTATTATTCCCCAATTGGATTAGAACAAATCGCATTATTAAATGGTGTTGAAGAATTTGGAATATCATTCTCAGGATATAGTGGAAGTGTTGATAACTATTGTATGTTTGCTGCTAATAATTGTGGTTGTAATGCGATATGTGTTAATTTAGTTTATAAACCAGGTTCGGGAACAACTAATACGCAATGTGTTATTAAAGAAGATGGGTTAATTAATGGGAACCCTTATTTTATTGTTGATGTAGTTCAGAGTAGTATTACTTATCCTGCTCAATTATGGTATGTTCTTGGAACTTCACCTATTGATGATGGGTGGTATTTAACCAATACTGGTATTACAGAATATTCAGCAATTACACAAACTTGGATGTTTGATAAAACTAATTCTACTGATTGTGCCGTTGGTGATACTTGGAGTACTAGTATTGGTTCCCCACTATCGGGGGGAAGTCATATAGGAACATCTGTTGTTGCTGATCCATCTGCTTGTATAACATCTTATTCAAATGATATATGTTTTAAACTCAATCCTGAGTGTAGTAAATATGAATTATATAATCTAATGTGGAAAGATAAAAATGGTTCATTCATATCGTATCCATTTAAATTTGTATCAAGAGATAATATTGAAGTTGAAAGAAAGAACTATTATCAATCAGAAGGAAATTGGGGTAATGATACTTTTGGGTATGATGATTATGGAAGAGGGGATAAAACATTCCATTCAAAATCAAGAAAGAATTTAGTTCTTAACTCAGGTTGGTTATATGAGTTTGAGAGAGACTTAATAGAAGATTTAATACAATCACCTTCTGTGTATGTGCAAACCCCCTCAAATCAACTAATTGGTTGCACATTAGATGAAAAGAAATTGGAGATATATAAACAAATAAATGAGGATTTATTCAACTATAGTTTTAATGTTATATTAGCATCAAACGAGTTTAGATTTTGACCTAGGACCGTTACCGTTATGGTAATTTTGGAAGGGGGGCATCGCTAGCTCCCCTTTCTTTATTAAAAACAATTTAAATAAAATAATATTTATTAAAAATAAAATATATGAACCAATATAAAATAATTATTAATCAAAATGAATTGGATACTTACGAGGATGATATTATATCCTTGAATTATCAGATTGACGATATTTTAGATGTAACGAAAAGAAGCACAAACTATTCAAAAACAATAACATTACCAGGAACACCATTTAATAATAAGTTCTTCAAACAGATTTTTGATGTTAATATAGACAATATTACATTCAACCCCCTTATTAAACTACCAGCAATTATAACAATTGGGGATAATACCGTTATGAATGGTAGTCTTCAACTATTAAATATTGTTATTAATCAAAGAAATGTTGAATATGAGGTAGTTATTACAGGATTATTAAGAAATATATTACTTGATATTACAGAACTATCGTTAAGAGATATTGATTTAAGTGAATATAACCACATTAGAACCCAAGATAACATCGTTAATTCTTGGACTTATAATATTAAAACTTGGGGAGTTGATACACAATATGGGGGACCTGGTACAGGATACGTTTATCCCTATATTATTAATGGTAATTCAAGTAGTATATGGAATACATTATTAATATATGATGCAACACCTGCAATATATGTTAAAACCATAATGGAGAAGATTTTTGAAACTGCAGGATATACATATACATCCAAGTTTTTTGATAGTGAATATTATAATAAATTAATTATACCATTCACAGATGAAAAAATACAAGTAGATGATGCTGAATTATTATTAAGAGAAGCAATCGTTGGGGTATCTGGTGCGACATCAGGACTTATTGAAGGATATGTATCTATGACGAGTAGTGAGATATTGAGAGGAACTCCTTGGTATTATAATCAACCATATTCATATGATATACCCCTATTAAGAGAAAGCGGTCAAGTAGGTGATATAATATTTAAAGACCCTAGTGGGCAATGGGGTGAGTATGGTGGATTTACTTGCCAAAACCAAGGATTTTATGATATTGATTTAAACCTTAAAATGGTTGCAAGATATAGAGAGGGAAATGGTGTGTATGGATTTAAATGGACGGGTAATGGATTTTTTAAATATTATTATAAAGTTCAAGTATTAAGAACTGACGGATCCGTTCAAACTTTATCAACTTCAACAGTCCCATTAGAATGGCAACCAAGTGATGAGGTAGATGGTCCTGGGTTTGTTGGACCTAGTTTTATTGATATTACTAATCCATTAGAATTTGCATCAAATACACAAAATGTATTTTTAGGTGAGGGAGACCAAGTGGTTATATTCTTTGCAGTTCGTTATCCTGAAGATGGGATGACTTGGAATATTAATGGGTTTGCTGGTAATGATGTTAGATTATCTATGTTATTAGCTGAAAGTTTAGGTGGAGAACCATCATCATTAAAGATTACCCCTTCTTCAAATCAAGATATGGGATTACAGATGGTTAATATGAACCAAGTATTACCTGATATTAAGATGAAAGATTTTTTCTTAAATATCGTTAAGATGTTTTATCTATTAATTTTGGATAATCCTGATAAGGAGAATGACTTAATTATTGAACCAAAGGATGAATTTTTCAAATCAAAACAAAAAATAAGGGATTGGACTTTAAAGTTAGATAATGATAGTGATGTTAAAATAACACCTATGTCTGAATTGGATGCCAAATTATACCATTACAAATATGTATCAGATAATGATTATTATAATCAAGAATATTTTGATGATACCAAAAGAGAATATGGTGAATTAAAATTATATGTTGAGAATGATTTTTCTGATACAACAAATAAAATGGAATTAATTTTTGCCCCAACACCTGATGCTCAAGAGGGAATTGATAGTAGAGTTGCACCTTGTTTTATTAGTAAGACAGATGGGGTAATGAAACCAAAGAAAGTTAAACCAAGAATATTATTCTATGGTGGGGTAAAGGACTTATATGTGGGGTCTGAATTATATATTAAGGATAATGAATTACAAGATGAGATTGATTACACCACAAGTCTTGTATATCCATATTGTGGAATGTGGGATGACCCATTTTCCCCACAATATGATTTGGGATTTGATGAAACGGATAAGATATATTGGGATACAGATATTAGACCATTCTATAACTTATACGAACAATTCCATGCAACAACATTCAACGCAATATCTGATGTAAATTCAAGATTGATGGAGGCTAAGTTTTATCTTACACCACAGGATATATCATCATTTGATTTTAGAGATATTATATTAATAGACAATTCATATTGGAGGGTGGTAAAGATTAAGAATTATAACCCAGTAAATAGTGATAAATTAACTGATGTTGTATTATTTAAAATAAACGACTTAAATGTATTTGCTCCAGACCAATATCAAATACCTGTATCTAATGGAAGTTGTCCTACAGATATGGTTAGAAAGAGAACTCTAAAGGGTTGGATTAATGTATCATCATCAGGACAAATCGTTACTGAAGATTGTTGTAATCAAGTGAATGGAGCTTGGGTTCAAGGTGTATGTTATGCTTATGGTGTTGTTGGAAACCCTGTTGATTTTAATAATGGGGATGGTAATGTTAAACCAATTAAATTAACTAGGTCAAACATATCCCCAATATCACAAAAGAACGGATCCACAACTTCTAATAAAAATAATAATACTTCTTTATCAACAGATATTGTATTACAGGGTTTATTGAATTATGTAGATGGTGGTGTTAAAAATTCAACAATAGTTGGGGATAAAAATTATGTATCACCGAATGTTAATAACTCAATGATTGTTGGGGACAATAATAGTATTGTTCCAAGTAGTGAGAATATCACAATCTTTGGTAATAATAATATCGTTCAAAATGAAGAATTAACAGGTCTTACAAGTAATGTATTTATAGTGGGTAATAATATTACCGCAACAACAAGTAATACGTTATACACAGACAATATTGTTTTATCGTCAGGTTCAACACTTAATGGTATTCCAATATCTTCTTTAACTGGGGGAACTCCCCAAAATTTATCTCAAGTATTAACTGTTGGAAATACAACAGGTTCTAATTGGATTGAGGTTGATAATGGTTTTGGATTAGAAAGTTATGATTTACCTAATGATATTGTTGATAGGTTATATTTTGACCCCCAAGTTTTATCATTTGGGACAGGTATAAAATCTGAGAATACTTCAACTACAATTTATTCACAAACAATACATACACCAACATCTATATCGTTGTATGCTGATGGTAATGATAGTGGGGTTGGTTTATCCTTAAGTAGTAATTATTTTTCCGTAGGGTTTGATGCAATTACTGACCCATCATCAGATTTAACAACAATAGAAATAACTGATGGTGGTAGGTCAATCCAATTTGTTAGTAATCCAGGTATTGGAAGTTCAGGTATTAATGTTAATGGGGATGGTATTAATTTATTCTCTTCCCAAGAATTAATCTTACAGGGTAATACAGGAGTATTTTTACCATATATCGGATCAGCAACCCCAATAATAAATTTGGGATTAAGTAGTGCTGGTGAAATAGTAACAGGAACAACAGGTGGTTCATCTATATTTACAGGTGGGACAGTAGCAGGAGCAACCAATTTTACGGGTGGTTTATCAGCAACAACAATATCTGCAACAACTTATTATAATTTACCCGTATCAACTAACAATTTATCAACAACATTAACAAATGGTAATACAACAGGAGCGAATTGGATTGATGTTGATAGTGGTTATGGATTACAAGGGATATATACCGCTAGTACTATAACTGATACAATATCAATTGACCCTGAAGTGTTAGCAAATGGGACGGGTATTAAATCAATAAATACAACAACAACTGATTATAGTTATGTTAATGTAACCCCAACACAAATTAAATTATTACAAGATGATATAACAAACGGACAAATACGTAGAATAACAATAGAACCATCATTAATATCGTTGGTAGCAGATGCAAGTTCTATTGAAATTAATGAAAGTAGTAAAACAATATTAATATCAACAGAACCTTATGGGGCGTTAGGTGCATCAACAAATAAAATATCTATTGGTAGTTATAGTTCAAATTTAGTTCAAAATGTTATATCAACTGAAACAATAGCAACGTCAGATAATACCCCAACCGTTATACATACTTTCCAATGCTCTGGTAGTGGGGCAAAATCATATAAGGTTAGAGTTATTGGTTATAAAACTGATTATTCAAAATCATACCTTGGTGAATTATTTGGATTATACAATTATAATGGGGCTACCGTTACGTTGGTGGGTTCATTAGATTTGGTTGAGAAGAAAAACTTTACAACGGCAACATCAGAAATAATAATATCTGGAACAACAATAAGAATTAGAGTTATCGGTGAGGCTGCAACAGATATAAATTGGTCTGTTTATGTTGAAATGAATGATATACAATAAAATTAAAATAATAATATGAAGAATATAAACGACAATTTAACGGAGATAACAAGTATATCGGCAACAACTTATTATAATTTACCCCCATCATCATTTACGGGGGGGACAGTTACTGGGGCCACCACATTTAATGCAACAACAACATTAAATGATATGTTAATATTACCATCATCAACAATTCAAACAACGAATGCAACTGCAACATTAATAAAAACAATATCAGTTTCAAATAATAGTGTTAATATGTTGGAGATAGATGTATATGGGGGAACAACAACTGGTACTGCAGGTATTGTATATAAAATATGGACTACATATAGAAAAACGAGTGGTGGTTCATTAGTATTAATTGGTGTTGATAATATTGTTAGTAATAGTGATTATCCTTATCCGATCGGTGGTGAGGTATTAGTAAATTCAAGTGGTGGTAATATCACGGTTACAGTTAAAGGACAAGCGGCAACAGTTATAGATTGGGGTTGTTCTGTTAAAATAAATACGATGGTACTTGGGGTACTTTAATAAAAAAGATTATGAATATAATTAATGGAGTAAGAGTAGGTGGTTATGTATTAAATAACACATTAACGACTGCAGTAGCTAATACATCAAATGCCTCATATACTACTGTATGGTCGTTTAATGGTGTTGCAAATGCCATATATAAAATAGAAATGATTGGAACATATCAAACTGCGGCACTAACAACAGGAATAAAAATTAAAATAGGTGGAACCGCATTATGTAATGTTGCGGGTAAAATGTATGGTGGTATATCAAACGCTGCCGTAGCGACTGAATTATCTGTACCTGTTTCAACTATGACTTCAGAATTAGTAACAACTGCCGTTTCAACAATAAATTCCCCCCATTTTATTGGTGGTGATATTATATTCAAATGTAATACATCGGGAACAATTAATATTACTATGGCATCAGAGATAAATTTATCATCAGCCCAACTTAATATAGGTTCAACTTGTGTGGTTGAAAGATTGGTATAAAAAACACAATTCAAAATAAAATATTTAATATAAAAGAATATGCCTGTAAAGCAATGTATGGAAAATGGGGACCCAGGTTATAAATGGGGTAATGAAGGTAAGTGTTATATTTATTCCCCATATAATGAGGGTTCAAAGAAGAATGCAATTAAAAAAGCAACACTTCAAGGGTTGGTAATTGGAGACATAAAAACAAGTAAAGATAAATAACTATGGCACAAACGGCAAATGTTAATATTAAGATAGATAGTACCCAAGCAGAGGGGTCAATAAATAAATTCAACAATAGTTTAAAAGAAACTAATGCTCAAGCGGGGACTTTAAAATCTCAATTAAGAGCTATGCAAAATGAGTTAAATGGATTGGAACCTGGAACACAAAGGTTTAATGAATTGGCACTTGCTGCAGGTAAATTAAAAGACCAAATTCAAGATACACAAGCGGTTATTAAAGCAACTGCAGGTTCCCCCGTTGAGAATTTAGCGAAGGGATTATCAACCGCAGGACAGGTTGGTATTGCCGCATTCCAAGGTATGGCATCAGCTCAAGCATTATTCGGTGTTGAGAGTGAGGCATTAACCCAAACATTAGTTAAACTACAAGCGTTAGCAGGATTGTCCCAAGCCTTAGAAACATTAGGTGGATTAGGTGATAAATTCGTAGAGATAAAATCATCATTACTTGGATTTGTTAAAGGATTAGGTTTAATGACTGCAGCCAAAGAAGCGGATATAGTCGTTACAGGAGCTGAGATAGTTGCAACTGAAGGGGCGACATTTGCGACAAAGGCTTGGGGCGTTGCAATGAAGGCATTACCAATCGTGGCAATTATTGCTGGTATTGCGGCATTGGTATATGCAATATCATCTTATAATGATGGAAATGAGGAAGCAGAAAAGGCTGAGAAAAAAAGAGCTGAGAATTTAAAAGTTCAAGATAAAATCATAAAAGAATATTCAAGTAATTTAGCAAAAGAAGTTGTTGGTATTAAAATATTAAGTAAGGAAATATTAAATTCAGAACCAGCATCAAAAAGAAGGGGAGAATTAATAAAAGAAATGAATGCAAAGTATGGAACCCACTTAAAAAATATTAAAGATGAGGGTGATTTTACTAAACAATTAAACGTTCAAGTTAGGGAATATATAAAATTAGCGGAAACAAGAATTAGAGCAACTTTAGCTGAAGAAACTGCATCTAAAATGATTGCAAGAGAGAATGAATTAAGAACTAAAGCATTTAAACTTCGTAAAGAGGCTGGTGATTATGAAAAGTATTTATTTATTGATGAAGATAAACGATTTAGTATAAAAGAAAAATATGTAAATGCAGACACTATAGAAGGATTGGCTAAGATGGCTCGTTTAGCTAATGAGGCTTTAGCTCTTGAAACCCAAGCAGATTTGGCTGCAAAATATGGGGACGCTTATTTAGAAAGTGCCGCTAAATATGCTGATGCCGCTAAAGTAGGTGAAAAAACAGAAACTACTGTAATAAATAAAACAAAAGAACATATCACTATTAATGAAGACCTTAAAAAATCGTTAGATGATTTATTAAAAAATGATTTGGATAGAACTGCGTCAAGTGAATATTTATTACGAGTTCAAAAAGAAGCTAAAGATGTTGAATTAAAAATACAATATGAATTATCAACAGATAAATTAAATAGAGATAAACAATTAAAAGATGCATTACTTTTAAATGAAAAAGAATATCAATCAAAATTATTAAAATATAAGGAGGGAACTGATGTTATAGAAAGTGAAACAAAAATTAATAATATAAGATTAAAAATTGCTAAAGCTACAGGTATAGAATTAATTGGGCTACAAATACAATTACAAGACGAACAATTAAAATTATTAGAAGCACAATATCAGGTTGAATTATTAGCTGCTGGAAATAACTATAAAGAACAGGAAAAAATCACCTCACAATATTTGTTGGATAAACAAAAAATGGAAAAAGATTTTTCTGATAAATCAGTTGAGACAACAGAAGAAACTGCAGATAAAACGGTGGAAGTATGGAGTTCAAAGTTTTCTGTATTTATGGAAGAGAATGCTGAGATGATTAATTTTGCAACATCTTCTATATCTGAAGCTATGGGATTGTTGGATCAGGTATTCCAATTAAGTGCCGATAGAGCAACTGCATCAAGGGAGATGTTTTATAGCCAAGAAACTGAACGATTAAATAAACAATTGGCATCACAATTAATATCAAGAGAAGAATATGATAATCAAGTTGCAATGCTTAATCAAGAAAAAGACCAAAAGGAATTAGCCGCAAAGAGAAAAGCGTTTAAACAACAAAAGGCAATGAATATTATTAGTGCAATTATGAATACTGCAATGGCGGTTGGGATGGCATTAAGCTCTCTACCCCCACCTGCAAGTTATATAATGGCTGCAGTATCAGGAGCATTAGGGGCAGTTCAGATAGGTATCATCGCATCACAACAATTTAAGGCGGCAAAAGGTGGGGTTGTTCCTGGTTCTCAAAGTGGAATGGATAGTGTTAATGCATTATTATCCCCAGGTGAAACAGTTATTAATTCACAATCATCTTCTATGTTCCCCGAATTATTATCTATGGTTAATCAAGCAGGTGGGGGACATTCTCTAACACCACAAACACCAGGTAAAATGAAGACATCTGGGGTTAATGTATTCCAAGACAATACATCACAACCATCTGTTAGAGCATATGTTGTTGAGAGTGAGATAACCGACAAACAAAGAAGGGTTAATCGTATAGAACGAGCAGTTCAGTTTTAATTAAACAAAAGATAAAAAATTATATTTAAAATTATGGATAAATACCCAATTATATATTTAGATATTGATGAAAACGATATGAACTCGGGGATGAGTTCTCTATCATTTGTTGATAGACCAGCAACCAAGATTGAGTGGCAAACATTTAACGATGATTATTATTTTAAAAAGAATGAAATTCAACGATTAATAACATCCCCAGTTATGTTGGCTGAAACTCCTATTTTAAGACATAGTGATATTCTCGGACAATACTATGTTAAATTCTCAAAACAAACAATCTTTAATATGATGAAAAAATACTTTAAGGAGAATAAAATCCATAGAGTAAATGAGCAACATAATTCAAAGAGACAAGTAAATAATGTTTATATGGTTGAAAGTTTTATTGTTGGGGATAAAGTAACATCTAACCTATTTAATGATATTGCAGATGGAAGTTGGGTTGCGACTTTCTTTGTTGAAGATGAGTTATATTGGGAAGATAACATTATGAATGGGGACTTTAATGGTTTCTCGTTGGAAGGTAATTTTACGGAACAATATGAAGCTGATATGATTAATAAATTATTCTCTGAAATTCAAGAGGTTTCCTTTTCAACATTATTAGATGATGAAAAAATATCAACGATAAAAAAATTATTAAATATTTAATTTATGGAAAGTTTCTTTACTAATATGGGGACGTGGATTACACATCTATCCCCTTGGATGATTTTTAGTTTAGTATTAATTATTGTTATATCATATATATTTAAAACCCCATTTAGTGAGAAGATTACTAAAATGAGATTAAAGGATTTGAAATGGTGGAGTGAAGAAGAATGTCCTATACCTGTTGATAATAGAGAATTAAAATCATTACTTAATCACGATATCTTCAACACTTGTAGTAGAGTGAAATTTGAAATGAAGTTTGTTAAATTTTATACAGATAAAGAATTTGATACATCTAAAACAAGAATGTGCCAAGATTTTGTTAATATCAAAAGTGATGTATGTTCTGAAGCATTTAAAGTGTTCTTGGATCGGGACTTATTAACATTAACCCCAGACAATTTAAAAACTATTATTCTAACTGAAATAAATAAGATGCATACTGATTATATTAATGAGATTAAAAACTTGTGGTTACAGAAGGGTATTAAATTGGAGGATGTTGATTATGTTGTTGAGTTATTTGATAGGTTTAGATGGGATGTAATCGTATCATTCGGACATAGAGTTGAAGCAATATTCTCTTCAACATTCCACAAAAGTAATTTTGATAAGATTTTAGCTTGTTATGATATGTATGCAATGGGGATAGATTTATTACCCAAAGATACACAAACAACTTTTGAAGCTTTAAATGGTAAATTCAAATCGTTAGAATATTAACATTAAACAATAATAAATAAATTATATATATTAAAAAATATAATATGGATAAAAGAGATATATTAACAAAAATTAAAGGGTTGTTTTCTTCTGAAGAAGTTGTTACCCCAGAGATATTCACACAAGATTATAAAACCCAAGATGGTAGAATAATTCGTTGTTATGGTGAAGGATTAACTATTGGTGATGAGGTTAAAGAAATTACTCCTGATGGTGAGATTGATTTGGAAGATGCTGATTACGTATTAGAAGATGGGATGGTATTATCTATAATGGGTGGTAAAATCACAGAAATTGAGGAAGTAACCACAGAAGAAGATATGGAAGTTCCAACATCTGACGAAGAAGTATTTGTTGATTATGTTGAAACTACATTAATGGATGGAACTAAAGTAAGAGTTGAAGGTAAAGACCTTTTGGTTGGAGCTAAAGCTGAGGTTGAAGTAGATGGGGAATGGGTTATTGCTCCTGAAGGACAACACGACTTATCTGATGGAAGAGTTATTTATGTTGATGCAGAGGGACTTATTAATGAAGTTGAGACCCCTGAAACAAAGAAAGAAGATAACACTAATATGGATGAAGTATTCAGTGCATTATCAACATTAGTAGATGAAATGAAATCTCTAAAAGAAGAATTAAAAACAATTAAAAACGATAATCAAGATTTGGTATCAAGAGTTAATAAATTCGCTGCTGATCCGTCAGAAGCACCAATCAAAAAAGAAATCAGTTTTAATAAAAATACGAAGGAAGATAGATTAAAATTCTTCGCAAGATAATAAAAAAATAAATTAAAAAAAACTAAAAATTATGAGTTTAAATGTAGTGGGCTTAACGGCTTATGTAGATGAAAACAAAATGGCTTTGATTAAAAAGTCGGTATTAGGTGGTAGAACTTTAAAGTTTATTACAGTTCAACCTGATATTAAGTCCTCAGCGACTATCAATATCATCAATAGTGATTTGGTAGCTCAAGCAGGAGCGTGTGGTTGGTCTGAAAATGGAACAACAGATTTAACACAACAAACATTATCTGTTTGTCCTATTAAAGTAAATGAGGCAATTTGTCTTGATACTTTAGAGAATTATTACACACAAAAAATGATGAACCCAGGTTCTTACAACGAAGCAATTCCTTTTGAGGAAATATACGCTTCTGAGAAAGCTGATAAAATCAACGCATTGATTGATGATATCTTGTGGAATGGTAATACAGTAACAGGTCACGGTAACTTGGCATTATGTGATGGTATCTTGGCTTTAGCTGATGGTGCATGGTCAGCTTCAACTGTTGATGGAAACGTTGATGGTGTAACTGCAATCACTGCTTCAAATGTTATTGATATTGTAGATGGTATAACTTCTGTTATCCCTACTGATATAATTGGATTAACTGACTTGTATTTATTCGTTGGTTATGATACTTATAGAACTTATGCATTGGCTTTGAGAAACGCTAACTTGTTCCACTATACAGGAGCTGAAAACCAAGGTGAAGATTTTTCTCAAATGGTACCAGGAACTAATGTTCGTATCGTTGCGGTAAGAGGATTGAACGGAACTAATAGAATGATTTTAACAAATGGTTCTAACCTTTATTTTGGAACTGACCTATTGTCTGATAGTGAAGAATTTAGAATTTTTTACTCAGAAGATAATGATGAGGTTAGATTTAGAGCTAAATGGAAACAAGGAGTTCAAGCTGCATTCCCTGAGTTTGTAGTACAATTCACTAACGTTTAATAGAAACTAAAATGGGGGAGTTAGTTAATTCCCCCTTTATAAAAAATTAATAAAATTAAAAAAACATATAAATTATGAGTTGTATTATAGACGGAGGTTATACTTTAGGATGTTCATCAATTGGTGGTGTAGAAAAGGTTTGGATTGGAACTTATAGTGCTTCCCAAGCTTACACACTTGATATTGATAACGTTATTACTGCAGTAACTTCAGGACAAACAGTATATTTAATGGAACAAGATATGGAATATGCAGGATTAAATCAAACAGGAACTTTCTCAAGAGAAAATGGAACTGTGTTTTATGAAAGTGTATTATCATTAAAGTTTATTGAGTTATCTGCTGAATTAAGAAATTTAATCGTTGCATTGGGTAGAGCACCTTTATTCGCAGTGGTTAAGTCAAACGCTGGAGCATACTACTTGTGTGGTCTTGAAAGTGCTGGTAGAGCAACTGCTGGTGTAGCATCTTTAGGTATTGCACAAGGAGATTTGAATGGAGCTACTTTAGAAGTTACTTGGAAAACACCTAATGGTGTATTCTTATTAAATGCTGGCGTATTAGGAACTGATATTCCAATCGGATAATATTCCATCCAATAGGGGAAATTCTTCCCTCTTTTAACCCCTACTTCGTTCTGTTGTGGGGGTTTTTTATTTATAAACAAAAATGATATAAACATATTTATAGAAAAAGTAATGATTAAAATATATAAAAACCTAACCACGGATATACCATTCACATTATTTGAGAAGACCACATTTAGTGGGGCATCATATATTTGTGAATTATATAGTAATCAAAATCACGATATTACATCGTTTTGGCTTACAGGTGATACGACTTCAAACAATGCGAGGTATAATTACTTTCCAATAAATGAAACACCCTTAAATCTAATCCCAGGGACTTATGATTATATGGTGTGGCAAACTACGGGTAATACATTATCAACATCAGCTTTAAC